ACGAATCACTGGGAGTGAGCGGATCCAGAATGGACCCGCCCACTTGTGACTCTCCCACGTGCCCGACGATGAGAGGGAACTAGCCGCCGAGGAAGACGCCTGCGTTGGTGCGGACGATCGATCCGCCGTACAACGCATCGAACGACCACTGGTACTGACGGTGCTGACGTGTGACCTCGATGCGCAGCGCGAGTCCGGAGACATCGTCCACGGCTGTTGCGGTCAGAGGAGTTGCACCGGGAACCACGATGGTATCGAGGAGCGGAGCCATCGCGAATGCGATTGCATCGCGGTGGATAAGCGTGTTCATGACGAACGACGCCTTCTTGGTGATGGACTCACCTCCGGCCGATGCGATGGTCAGACCACCGACGCCTGCGGAGATGCCACGGAACGGCTCGATCGTGATAGACGTGATCGTGCCGCCACCAACAGTGGACTGCACCTGGTGGGTCACACCGGGTTCATGTGAGAACGCGATGATGTCTCCGGGCAACAGCGTGCCGGTCGCACCACCGCTGATCGCGAGCACCGTCGCGCCGATCGCGTTGACACCGGTGATGGTCGAGCCGGTCACATACGTTCCAGCCGTATGCGTCGGCACGCGCTGAGACATCAGCCACAGCGCACCCAGCTTGCGACCGATCTGACCGTTGATGATGCCGTCCGTGTCGCCACGGAACGACGCATCCTGGAACGCACGGAGACCGAGTGCGTTCGCTTCAGCATCGGTGTTGACGACCATGAACCTCGGGTCCATGTCCATCAACTGGTTGTTGCCGACCTTGCGCGCATCGAGATACGCCGACAGATCCGTCGCGAATGGCGTGGTGCCCGACACTCCGGCGAATCCATAGAACCCACCGGCTGCGTGTGTGAGTGCCCAGAGGAAGTCCTCGATCGTGTTCGCCATTCCCTTGATGGCTTCCTTCGCCTGCATCGGGAGAATGCCGCGATCGACCTGCGACAGACCCTTGTCGTCCATCGCGAAGGGTGCTTCCTTCCACTGCGACAGCGTGACGGGAATGCTGGACGGCGTGACGGCGGTGACAGCGGGAGGCACGACGTCCGGTGCAACCGTACGCGTAGCGACCGCTGCGGGGATGGCGACGTTCACGGTTGCGAAACGTTTCGCTGCCGTGATGTCCTGCTCGTAATCGCGATTGGCGATGTGTACGAGAGCCAGCTGTTCGCGAAGGGTGTTGAGACCCATGGCGACCACTGTGCCGAGAATGCTCGTGGTGACGAGAGCTCCTGCCATAAGTGAAATCTCCTTGAGAAAACCTAACGTTGTTTTGTCAATTCAACTCCACCGGAGTTGGGCAGGCTCACCACAGGTGAGGTGCCTGAAACTTTTGAGAGACGGCTCCGTCCGCTGGACAGAGCCGTCGATGATGCTACGCCAAGAATTGTTCTTCGGTCGCTGGTGCTCCTTCGTCAACCGGAGTGCTGGGGTCAACGATCTCACAGTTCGCCATTGCGAACTGCCGACGACGTGGAAGCCGTTCGAGAAGTTCCACGACATCTCCGTCCGGCGTCCGCACCTTGTCACCGACCTTTGCGACGACGCCATTCTTATCGACCAGCTGCGCCATGATGCTCTCCTTCCTATTGATTCGAGTACACCACCTTCATCTTGCCCTGCGAGATCTCCTTCGCGTACTGACCGAGTTGGTTTGGTGTCGGATCACGAAGCTCCGTCTGTCCCGGCAGGAGTCCCGTTCCACCGCCACCACCCTTGTTTCCTTCCGCACCGCTGCCGGACGACGGCTTGAATGCGAAGTCCGATTCCTTCGTCTGCACCCCGAGCCACTCCTCGACGCTGAGCGGACTGCCGGGGTTCGTCGTGCTGAACTTGTTCGCCTTCGCAACCACGGCACCATCCCGTACTTCGAAAGGATCCGTAGCTTTGCCGACGATGTAGTCCAGAGCCGACGCGATCCCTCCGGCCTTGACGAACCGCTCTCCCACGAACGACCGCAGTGTTTGATCATCCGCACGTTTCCGTTCGGCAGCCAACGAAGCTGACGAGGCTTTCACCTGCTCCTGCAACGGTGCCACAGCTGCACTGACGGCTGCTGTGACCAACGCCGTGATGTCGTCCGGCTTGCTGACGCCTTTCTCCTTCAGCGTCTTGAGTTCGGTGACGGCACTCTTCGCCATGGTGAGATCGAGATCGCCGAGATCCGTCTTCAGCTTCCGGAGTGGTTCGATCTCCTTCAGCAGTGCGACGTTGTTGTCTCGGAACTCCACGACCTTGCCCAGCTGCGCGGCGTGATCCGCTGCTGGCACAAACCCGAGCGGTGTACCGTCGATCGACAACACGAACTTCCCGTCCTTCGACTCATAGTAGGTGCGAAGCGGCTCAGCAACTTTGTCGAGCGATTCCACCACCGGTGGTAATCCTGCCATTGGACTCTCCTGACTGTAACGAGGTTAACGACTGACCAGTGTACGACGCTTGTGCTTAGTTGGATCCGGCCTTGCGACCCAACAGATGGGACAACCCCGGTGTCGGCGCAACGATCTTCTTTCCCTCACTCAATGCATTGACGTGCGAGACGATCGCCGTCTTCGCGGTCTCGAGCAGACCGAGTGCCGTGATCTTGTTGTCAATCGTGCCGGCAACCGACACTTGATTGTCCGCCGTCAAGACGATGAGGATAGCGAGTTGCGCGTCGTCCGGGATGACCATTGAAGCCACGTGTCCTCCTTATGCTGCTACGGGTGGGGGAATCGGTACAACCGCTGGTGGTCCAGGTGCGACCGGTTCCGGTTTGGGTTTCCGTTTTAAGTCCGCTTCGATGTCTTTCAGTTCCTGCTCGGCATCCACACCTTCACGTGCCCAGCCACCGGTCTGGATGAAGTCGTACCACGTCGCGAAGGAGATCTCACCGGCCTGCAACGACTGCAATGCCGCCACAATCTCCTGAGCTGTCGCCTTGATGTTGAGGAACTCCTTGTTGAGTTCGACACCGACATCCGTTTGATCGATCGGCTTGTCTGCCGTACCGGCCCACCACGACATGATCTGGAGTGTGAGCGTCAGCCCGACCTCCATCGACTGCGTGATCGTGCTGAGCGTCGCGTGCTCTCCGACATGACGCATGCGGACAGCCGATGCTGTTTCCTGCACCTGACTGGGATCTTCAAGAAGCCGTCCTCCAAGCACGGCCATCTGTTTCTTCTTCTCTTCCATCGCATCGTTGATCGCCCCGAGACCCTTGCCGCTGAACTCCAGCATCCCGGCTTGACCCTGCAAATCGAGTTCCCATACCACGCTGGGTCCCATCTTCATCGGAACCTTGCCGCCATCCGGATTCTTTGATCCGCTCACCCATGGTGTCGGCAACGCGACGAGGTGCAGACCGTATTCGTAGTCGATCGAGTTTCGCCAGTGACCGAGATTCACATCGGCCAGGTCGATGAGTGGAGGGTTCTCGAGATCGGGTGTCGCGTTCTTCGCACAGATGAAAACGAACGGAATGAAGTCCAAGCCGGTACCCCGGCGCATCAGCACGATGGCCGAACCGTCCTCGACATACTTGTTCGAGTTCGGTTCCTCTTCTTTGTACATCTGCACCGTGCAGACTCCGCCACTCAACGAGAGGACACGATACCGCGTACACACCACGACACCGAAGGTATCCTTCGGGTCGATCTCTTCCACGCACTCCTTGAGTACCAGGAACACGAGGATCTCTCGACCGTCGATACGTTCCGTTCGCCAGTTGATGATGTCCTCCGCTTTGTACCCCACGAGGTACGGTCGCTGCTCCGTGACTCCCGGTGTCACGACCGGCATGTCAACCAACACGCCGTATCGCGCCATCAAGATCACCTCGCGTCCGGTCTCCTGTGCGAACATCTCAAATGGAATGTTCGTTAGGGTCACATCGTCGAGATAGGTCTTGATGGCATCCGGGAACTCCACGTCGGGTGCATCCTGAAACACCGCACCGGTCATACCGTTCGTGGTACGCTGAACAGCATTGTAGAAGTTGCCACGCTTGCGATAGGCTTCATTCTCCGTTGCATCCTTCGATGGCAACGAGGGAACGTACTTCTCACCGGCCTTCAGCACGGCGTCGCGACCGTCGAAGCAGTCGCGCAAGCGCTGCCACTTCGGCATAATGTCCGCGACGTCTTTCCGTTTGGTATCTACAGGCATGCTACCCTCGCGCTACTACGAGTTGTCCTGAAGGTTGGAGAGCCGACTCTCGATCGCCGCTCGCACACCCTTGCGATCCTTGCCGGTGCCTTCGACGGTCGCGAGCAGTTCGAGCTCGTCCACATCATCGATTTCCAGGATGCGCTCGACGACGTCGGCGACGTTGCCGTCCAGTACTTCTTCGGCTTTGACCGCTGCGTCGTTGTCCACGACCTCCGCCTGCTCTTCGACCGCTGGCGGGACCCATGCGGCTGCTTCGACCGGATCCTCATGCCATCCTGGACCCAGACGATCGTAGTCCTCCTGCGTGTGGACGGTGATCGGGTATTGGTTGTTGAACTTCGAGTGACGCGGATCCGCTGCGAACTCCGGCGTCCCGTTGTCCTTGTGATACAGCGTGACCGGAAACGACGGTCCCTCTTCGGCTTTCTTCATCTCAGTATCCTTTCTGGGAAAGCGCTCTGGCTTCGACATGCCGTCCTGCCTGATGCAGTTGCATGACCTTGTCGTGATGTTCGTTAGCGCGATGGGCATCAGCACGTACGCGAGCCTGTTGGACCTTGGCATGATCGGCTGCACTCGGCTTGTGTCCACCACCACCTCCCGACCACTGATTGACGCCTGTTGGATTCGGCATGACGACTCCTTCACTTCAGCGTGAGATGGGGAACCGAAACAAGTCCGGCCTGATTGCCGATCAGCGCCAGCAGATAGAGAATGATCAAGACCACGCACACCACGATGATTGTGGACTTAAACGGATCTGGCATCGGGATGTTGGTGATGATGAGATGCACCAAAAACCCGATCAACGCGAACGCGAGTATCGTGAGGACGATTCCTACGATTGTCATGGA